TAGTAAAGACACCTGTTGTACCAGTAACTGAAGTAAATGCACCACTAGCACCTGTGACTGTGACACCAGAAACTTTAGTTAATCCTTGAATAATTGTTCCAGTAATATTAGTAACTGTTGCATTTGTTCCTTGTATGGCTGTTCCTGTTAAGGAAGTAAACATACCAGTAACACCAGTGACATTAGTAAAACGTCCAGCGTCACCAGTAATCACTGCACCAGATGCAGTTTGAGTAAATGTTGCTGTTACTCCCGTTAATGTTCCGTATCTACCAACTGCTCCAGATACAACTGCTCCAGAAACTAAAGTTGTACCAGTAACATTTACAGCAGTTGCATTTGTAAATAAAGCATCAGTACCAGTAACTGTTGTACCTGAAACTTTAGTTGTACCAACGACTGTTGCACCTGTAATTAAGGGAGAAAGTATCTTAACTCCACCAGTTATTGTTGCTCCAGATATAGTTCCACTTGTTTCTACATTTTGGATTTTACCTGTACCAGAAACAACTAATCCTGTTTGTACAGTTAAGTTTCCAACTTCAAGTGCAGGAGTATCAACTTCAGCAAAAACACCTGTTGTTGCTTTGACTGTTATACCAGTAATGGTTGTACCACTAATAGTCCCACCAGTAATCGAAGTAAATTGTGCAGAAGTACCAGTAGTTGTTACACCTGTCAGTCTTGTATAAGTACCTGTTGTGAATGTTGCAGTTGTACCAGAAACATTGACACCACTAATTAATTGACCAGTAATATTAGTTGCTTTTATAAAATTACCAGTAATAGTTGCTCCACTAACTGTTCCTGTAACTGTTGCATTTGTTTTGACAATTAATGCATTAACAGTAGAAGTTCCTGTTGTATCTAAAGTATCTAATGTAGTAGTACCAGAAACTGTTAAATTATCTTGTACAACAACACTTCCACTGATTGTACCTCCTGTTCTTGGAAGATAGTAAACATTTAAATATGCTTTTGTTCCCGATATTGTAAGTTTTTTATTTTTGATTGCTGGGTCAACTTCCGCAACATGGACTACCGTTAATAGATCATCTTCGTCTAACTGGAGTCCAGCTTGTTCTTGAAGCTCACTAATCCTTCGGTTTGCCACTTCTTATCTACATAAAAGCCTTATACTAATTATAGATTGCTAATCTTACGCTACTGATTTACTTTAATTTCTATCTTAGGTAATACATTAGTAGCAAAATTCCAACCTGCTTGGATTCCAAATACTAAACCACAAGAAATAACAAAAACCACAATAACTTCAGCTACAGTAAGGTTTCTTCTTACATAAACAACTTTTTGTTGTTGTTCTAATTGTTTTTGTTGTATTACTTGTTGTATGGCTTGTTGTCGAGCCATCATTTTCATTTCCTCTAATTGCTCTGGAGTAATTTGAGTTTGAGGTTGTTCTTGATTAGTAGGTAGTTGTGAATCCATTTGAGCAAAACATTCATGATTACACTAGCATCTAATAAAAGGAATTGCTTATTATGAAGTATGGAATTCGTAAAGGTTTGGAAGATATTGCATGGGAATTAAAAGGAATAAAAAATACTTTATCTGCTATTTGGCATACTCGTTATCAAAATGAAGATACAGATGTTTTAGATCCAGCTGCATTTACAGATGAATATATTTCAACTGAAGAATGTGCAAAACGACTTGGAATATCTGATCAAACAATTAGAAACTGGATGGCACTTGGTCGTAAAACTCCAGATAAAGGATGGATTGAAGGAATCCATTATGTCAATGCTTCTCCTAACCCTACAAAAAAAGCAATTATTAGAATCCCGTGGAATCAATTAGTACAATCATTTGCCAAGAATCGAAAAATGGAGAATCAAGATTACCGAAAAAAAGCTTCTCCAATGTACAAATCTACAAGTGTGGGCAAACTCGAATGACAGCTCATCGTTTTAAAAATGTAGATATAGAAAAAATAACCATTAAAAATTATGCTGATTTATTACCAATATCTTTAATTAAACAAGTTGAAGTTTTTCTACCTCCTCATGGTTCTTTTGATAATGGTTGTCTTAAACGTTATTTAGAAAATATAAAAAATTATGAGGAAGAAGATGCTAATTCAAATATGACTTTAGCTAATCGTTTACGACTAGCTTTTAAAGATATGACTCCTGATACTATCTGTGGTAAATTTCCACAGGCAGAATTACCTTTAAAGAGAAGACTTAGATGCGTCGCTGAATATTTGATACGTTCTGGAGAATTCGATAAAGTAAGAGATGAAGAAGGAAAACTCGTTAAAAAACGAGGAGTACTAGGCAAAATGGTTGTGTTATATCAACCTATGCCAAAACTTTTAGAATCACTATCCCGACAGGGTTTATTAGAAAAATGAACAGAAGAGAACGCCTTTTAGCTTCAATTATTGGTCCAGAAATGGATGAAACTAAAGTAAAAATGTTAGATACCACAATCAAGTTTATTCTTGGTGATATGGGTCAACAATATATAAAAATGTGGGAAGCTGAAGGTCCAGGAGTTATGGCTTTTCAGCCTAATAATAAAGAACGATCAATGTTCTTTTTAACCTTAGAAGAATTAAATTCTGCTAAAGAAGATTCAGAAAGAAATAACAAAGATGATTTAGCGGAAAGTTTTAGAAGAATATTAGAAGCTGCTCAAAAAATAAATCCTCAAGAAAAAGCTGGTTATGTAATTAATGATCAACAAGGTATGCGTTATTTTGAAATTGATTACAATAATTTAGAAGATGTTAAAACCTAATGGCAATACACGATATAAGAAAACGTCGTGAAGATTTAGAGTTAATTACTAATTATGATCTAGTAGCAGCAGCACATGCTCTTTTAGAAGGTATAGATTTAGATGTAGCTAGTTCTAAGACTGCCAATAAATATGTAGAAGCAACTGATTATTTATGTCCATCAGATGATGGCTTGAATTGTCAGCAATGGTATGGAAGTGTTTATCTTTTTCCACCCAGAGGGGCATATTTCTGGGATAAAAGAAATGATAAATGGAAAATGACTAGAGCATCTTCTCCTACTTTGACTTCATCTCATGCCGTTTGGTTTAGAAAACTATATAACTCATGGTTATCAGGTGATATAAAACAAGGTTTATATTTCACAAATTGTCCTGACATGATTCGTTATGAACAAAAAATATTTGATTTTCCTATCTGTATATTAAAAACTGCTCCTTTACTCTTGAAAAATACAAGTACTGGTGTTAGCAAACATAAGACTTGTACTTCTTTTCTTGTGTATCTTCCTCCTATTAATAATCCAACAGAAATGACTGAAAGATTTATTGGAATATATTCTGAAAAAGGTCGCATTTTATGTTGATGTTCTTATACTAAAAAAACTGACTGGAGAATTATGAGTATCCTTTGTGATTGGGAAATTAAAGCATTATCATTAGGAGATAAATTAATTGAACCTTTTGTTGATCATGTTGTAAGAGAAGAAAATAATCGTAAAATTCTTAGTTATGGACTAGGTTCTTATGGTTATGATATTCGTTTATCTTCTAAGCAATGCTTATTATTTGGAGGAACATCTGCAGGTGTATGTGATCCAAAAAGTTTTGATAAATCTATATTAAAAGAAACAGAATTAAGAGAAGATGAAAAAGGACAATACTTTTTATTACCTCCATATGGATATTGTTTATGTGTTGCTCATGAACGTTTAAAACTTCCAGAAGATGTAACTGTTTTACCTGCTGGTAAATCAAGCTATGCACGTACAGGAATACATTGTAATATCACACCAGCAGAAGGTGGTTGGGAAGGTTATTTAACTTTGCAAATAAGTAATTCAACAGGTTTATTTAACCGTATATATGCAAATGAAGGAATCACCCAATTATTATTTTTCCGTGGAAAGTCTTGTATGGTTAGTTATAAAGATCGTAAAGGTAAATATCAAAATCAACCTAAAGAAGTTGTTTGTGCAACGGTTTAAGTAAAAGGTCTTCCAAAACTTGGTTTAGGTTTATGCGCATATTCAGTAGCTCCACCTCCAGGGGGTCCATAATTTCTTCCTCTTAAACTTGGTAGTTCTACTCCTGCTATTTGAGCTTTTCCTACAGGAGTTTTTCCTCTAATAGTAGGCTCAGATATACCTGCATTCTGTTTATATTTACCTGCTGCACGAGCTGATTTCATAAACTTAGAAACACGCTCTTGTTTATCATTAACTTCTAAATTACTTCTTTGCTCTGGATCAACTCGTCTTAAATCTGTATCATATAATTTTTCAGGATTAAGATCAGAGACTTCAACACCTGAAGTACCAGAATCCTTTTGAGGATCGTAATTAGGATCGTACAAACTTGCCATGATAATATTGTAAAAGGAATACATCAAGACTCATATATTCCCATGGCTGGATACTCAAAAAAATTTCTAGGTGACTTTGTTAAAGACGAGTTAGATTGCGCCTATTTAGATATACAAGATTTTGGTGCTCCAATAGATAATGAAAATAATGACGTTCCACTCTATGATCAATACAATCGTGGATTGGCTGCATGCGAGACAGGAATGGACAGAAGGAATTTAACCCTGGAAGGGGAGAAAAGAGACAAAAGCCAGAGAGCAGGACTAACAGGTTACATCCCATCAATGGAGGACTCGGCCCAATTTCCAGGTTCATCTCCAAAATCTCCAAAGCTCCTGATCGCACTAGGATCTCCGTCAGATCAAATGAAAAAACAGTCCTTGATAAGACGTGGCTTGAGCCAATAGACGAGACATCTCCTAAAATGCGTATGGCTGGTCCAGAAGCAGAAAAACAAGAAGTCTCTAATATTGGTAAAGATATTGAGTTGCTCAGAGATATAGACGTAAGCAAAGTAAATGATTTAGCATGGAAAGAAATTACTGACTTTATAAATAAAAATATGGATGAAAAAGATACACATTTCCATCAGTTTGATAATGTAGATCGTCCAATGCATTATGCAGCTGGATCAATTGAATGCATTGATGCTATTGAAGCTCAGTTAAGTGCAGAAGAATTTCGTGGCTATTTAAAAGGAAATATTATTAAATATCTATGGAGAGAAAAACACAAAGGCGGTGTTGAGTCTTTAAAGAAAGCTAAATGGTATTTAAATAAATTATTAGGTTAAGCAGGAGTAAAAGGATCTTCTTCCTCATCATCTTCCTCTTCAATCGTCATACATTCTTGTGCTAACTTTTGTAGTTCTATATCAGTAGGTATATCAAAATCTAATTGTATATTTTCTGCAGACATTAGCTCTTTGACTGCATGCCATTCCATTAGGCGTTGATAGTAAAGATTAAGTAAGGCTGAATATAATTGTTCCCATGTCATTTCTTGAGCATTGATTTCAGCTTTTCTCATGGAAAACTGTAACTCTAATGGAAGTACGAATTCTCCTTGTTTTGCTGATTTTGTCATTTCATCTCTCGTTGATTCATTCATTCTAATTCACACCCTTACAGAAACGTACATGAAATCCTCTTCAGCGTAGCTATCCAAACCATTAATATCAACTTTATAACCGTTAGCAAAATCACTGAGAATGTATGGATTAATACTCTCTTCTAATTTTTGTATTGCTCGTATTTGCCCTGGTGTACTTTTAAAAGTATTAAAAGCATTTAAAAGAATTTGGCTAGTTTTCCAGTCATTGATATGGATTTCAGTTAAGAATAATTTTATTTCTTCTTTTCTTCTATCTAGTAAGCCACCAATTACTTGATAGTCTTCATCAAAAATCCAACGTCCTATATCTTCACAAACTCCACCAAAATTTTCATTTTCTATACAATCAATAATTTCACTATATAAGAACGATTCCCATCCAACAGAATGAATAAATGAAATTAATGCTTGTCTCATGTATTCATCTAAGGGTAAATTTAATCTTATTAATTCATTATTTATTACTTCAATTTCATTGAATAAAAATTCTAATGCTTTTTCTTTAGTACATCGTTGTCCTTTTCTTACAGGAGAACCATCTGGATAAAATTGTGTTCCATAACCAATGGTATATGGCTCCTTATCTTCATAATGATCTGGATATGCTTTTTCATTAAATCCCTCATATTTACGAATTAAATTAATAGCTAATGAGAAATCGGCCATGAAAAATAATACTTATTACTCTTAATATACACACTAAATTATAAAAAATGTTTACAATCCCTTGAATAAAGTAGTAAATTCGTCCAGTACTTGCTTTTCTTTTTTACCTGTGGAATATCCCCAATCATCATCATCATCAAAAGTAAAGAAACTTTTTTGTTTCTTTTTGAAGGGATCATCTTCCTCTGGTTCTGGTTCTTCTTCTTCATCCATAAAACTACTAATAGTACCAAGGGAAGCAAATGGATCACTCATATCTAATCCCCATGTTTTTAAAGGATCATCTTTGCCACCTTTAGTTAATAGTTTTTGTTCTGAACGATTTAAATCAGGAAAGAAATCACCATAAAACTCATCTTCTGTTCCTTGATAACCTGATTTTTGAAACACACTATATAGTTCTGTATCTCCTTTTGGTTGTTCTTGTTTATAGTCTTCTTCTCTTTGTATATAACTCACACCTAATTTTTTTTGTGTGGGTTCTTGTCTTTTCTCATTTAAATATTTTATATTTTCTCTAATTTGTTGTGCAGAACCTGTTCTTAATGTTTCCATTATGTATTGTTTTAATTCTTCAACGCTACCTTTAAAGTCTTCTAAACCAAATCTTTGAAGAACTTCATCCCAAGTATCCTTATTTTTTGGATCTAATCCTCGTAACATGTCATCTGCAAATTCTTCTGGAGTAACAAACTTACCAAAAATACTACCTTGTTCTAATGCTTCATCACTTAATAAAGGAAGAATATTGTTATAAATATGGTTTTTAACTTTAGTAGGATTAATATGATCTTCTGCAGGATCATAACCTTGTCCTTGTCCAATTATTTGGAAATGCATTTTTGCAAATTCTTCTTTATTATTTGGATCTACAGCAAAACGATAAAGCTGTGATTTCCATGTTCCTAGTGTAGGTAAATCAGGATCTATTTGAGTATCAGGATTACTTTTAGCATTATTCCAATCATTAGCAATCCTATCTCTTTGTGCTTCATACTCTTCTTGTCTTGATACATTTTCTCCTCCTATTCCTGTTGGGTCCATATAAAAATCTGAATCAAAATATTTTTTTGAATTAGCTTGAATTGTATCTAAAAAACTTTGAGCATTTAAATCAGCAACTTGTTTAACTGCATTTAACATATCTTGCGTTTGGAAAGGGTTTTGTTCTTCTTGTCTTACTGATAAATATTCAGTAAATTCATCCATTGATTTAGAAGTATCAAACCTTTCTGTTAAATAATTATCAATAAAATCTCTACCAAAAGAAGCTTCCATTTTTATTGTTTTACTAATTCTTTCATCTACATCAGGAGTGTCAGGATCATCTTGTCCTGTGTAATAAGTTAAATTTAAAGATCTATCTTTTTCTGCATCAAGTCTTTTTACTTCATTAGTTACTCTTGTAAGTATTGAATCTAGTTGAGAAGCTCCACTCAAATCTCCTTTAATAATATTTAAAATATTTGAACCTTCATCTCCTTGTCCATCTAAAAATTCTGTAAGTTTTTCTGTGGTTTTATAACCTGCTAAATCTAAAAATTCTTGACTAAATTTTTGAGTACTTTCATCATAAGGTTTAGTAGTTAATTTTTTATTTTGAAAAGCATTTATAATATCTTGTTTTTCTTCTAAAGGTAAAAATGTTGTATAGTCAGTTCCATATTTTTCTACAAGCTTTTCATCAAACCATTTTTGCCAGTTATAAGTTACATTGTTACCAACACCTGTAACGTTCTGTAATCCTTTTTGTAAAGCCTCTTCTGCTCTACCACCAGAAAACATAGTTAAATATCCACCAACACCACTATCACCCAATATTGAGTTACTTAATGAATCATTAATATCCATGATTTCACTAAACCCACTAAATCCAGAAATAGTACTTAAAAATTCTTCTCTTCCTTTTGCTTTTTTCATTTCTTCAATCGTATCTTTTAAAACGTTTTGAGTTAAAGCACCAAAACGTTCAGCATCTAATTTTCCTTTTTCTCCTGCAGCTTGATTAATAGCATCTTCTAATTGTGTAATACCTATAGAAGAATCAGGATTATTTATTGCATACTTAAAAGCAATATCTTTATCTGCATCTCGGTCTGACATTCTAAATAAAGCAACAAATTCATCAGGATTACTTGGATCTAAAAACTTTTCTTTAGCAAGTTTTGCCCAATGCTGATCTCCACGATTTGCATTATAAAATTCTTGAGCTACATAAGGAATATTCATATAGCGTTGTGTTTGTGTTTCTAAATCAACTCCTAACTGTTTATCTTTAACATGTTGTTTATCTGCATCAGTAATAGATTCGGAATATTGAGAAGCTGCCTTATAATCTTCAGATGCATTTCCTCTAGTAGTCTTATCAGCAACTTTTGTATAATTCTGAAGTAAATATGTATTTTTATCTCCATATCTTCCTGTTATATCAATATTGTCATTAGCTTTTGCTGCATTCCATTTTGCTTTAGCAGCATCTCCATAAGTTGTATTATTTCCATACCAAGTTGCATCAAATTTTCCATAATCAGGTTTTCTTCCTAAATTAACATCCCATACAAAAGGTTCTACTTTTTTATGTGAATAAAAATCTTTAAATATACTTTCAAGATGACTTTTGTTATCACTATCTGCAAAATTTCTTAATACCTGTCTTCTATCCACATAATCAGATCCTTTAACAGAAGTAACAGTAGTTTTTAAATTATTAATAGCTTTATTTTGTTTTTTATTTTTTTTATTTAATTCGTCATTTTTTTTATTTGTTTCTTTATTCTCTTTATTCATTATTTTATGTTCATTTCGTTTCTTCTCATCAGGTACTTGTCTTGTTTTCCATTTACATTTTCTAAAAGGCCACCAACCACTACATTTTTTATACCTTTCATCTTTCGTTACATTCTCATCGTAATCAGTTTTATGATCAGTTTTGTGATTTACTTTATATAAACGAGCTTTAAATTTACTATTTCCTCTATTGTATTCAGAATATCCTCCTTCTGCACTTGCTGGAAGAATATCAAAAGTAGCTGTATTACCTTGATTCCATGTTCCATCATCTATTGCATTATCTCTAATTATTCTTTTTGCTTCTGCTTCACCTGACTTTTTTCCTTCTGTTAACCAATACTGTCTAGCTTCCCAATCAATATCTCCTCCTGGACCACCAATATTATTATCTGCATAATATTGTTGTACCCAATCTTTTAAATCACTTCTGTTCCATGTAGGTGGATTGCTGTTTTTAGCTGACCATTCAATATCTTTCTTTGTTTGCTCTATTCCGTTTTCGTCAGCTTTTTTTAACCAATATTGTCTACCTTCCTCGTCTAGCCTTCCATCCAGACCATTTATATGATTATCTCTATAAAATTGTTGAAGCCAGTCTAAAGCCATTAACTAGCAAAAGAAAAACGATTGTTATATCTAGTATATTCCAGTAGATCACTAACATCTTCTGAACACCATTTTTTTATTTTTTCTAATTTTATTTCATCAAAAAAAGTTTGTTGTTTATACCAATCTTCCATTTTTAAACTGGCTTTATTTGCATTACAACTACGACAAGCTGGAATTAAATTATTTCTATAACTAGAACCTGAACTAAATTTTGGAATAATATGATCTAAAGATGTAGCTGGTTCATT